TCTCATCTACAAGAACAGACTTTATTTGACTCTTCACTCCTACTGTTGGTGTATTTGCGTTTGCACCCCACAATACTGAACTACCCTCAAACAATTTAATTTCATTGATTTCGTTATAGCCTGACTTCGCTTGTGACTTGATAGTCTGAAATCCGATGCTATGTTCTGTGATATGACCTTCTTTATACAACTCATAAGTATCGTTACCTAATGTTGTATTAGGCATCTTTACTCTAGCCTTTAAACCAAATCCATCTTCCATCATCTCGAATGGTTTAGCGATTGGCTTTTCAGTTGAGTGGTTAAATAAATGCCAGATTCTATTCTTGGCATTAGGTCCGTTTTCTTTTAGGGTTTTAGTGAATGCACCTGGTACAATAACATCGCCATCGCTGTCGACATTACCAAACGCAGAATAGTAGACTGTGATAATTCTACCATTATCTTCCATGTCTACTGGAGCACCACTTACCGCTTTCTTGTTATAAAAGTTACTCATATTTTTTATTTAAGCTATATAAACTGTGCAGCATCTACAGTTGCAGTTATTTACTGCTAACCCTGCTGCATCATGTGCATATTGCATTTCTATTAGTCCATAGTCAGGAGTGTTTACTAGGAATGGTTGATTAACAGGGATTCTTACACCTTTGTTGTCAGGATTCGTTTGTCTATCTAAATCCCTGTGCCATAATCTTGGCTTACCACTCTTAGCTGGATATTCAGCAGCTATCCATTGTTTTAATACTGGAACACCTGCTAACCTAACCGCACCTATAGCACCTGTACTTAATGCCTGATGGCTTTCAGTCCTTGCTATAAGTAAACTCCTTGCGTTATTTATCTTCCCTTCTCTTAGAGTTTGTATTGCCAATGAATTAACTTCATTTTGTGACAATCCATTCTCACGACCAAACTTTATAACATTAGCGAATATACGAGCTATTTCGTTTTCAGTAGTATTCTCTATGCCTTGCATCTTTAGTCCGCTAATCGCAGTCCAATAAGATAACATAAATACTAACCACTCATCCAAAATGTTTAAAGGGTCAAGGTCAATCTCTTCCGCTTTCTTATTCGTTTCAAACATCTGTTGGTATCTCATAGCAGTATAACCGCCAGTTGATTCATACAAAGTTCGTAAAATATTATTAATCTTATCGCCAGTAAAAAATCCTGCACGATTATTAGCCGCTTGTTCTACCCCTAATGCCTCAACCATTTGAGCAGCTTTATCAAAATCAGATTGTAAAGCCGCTTTTATTTTAGGCTGAAACTCTCTGATTGATTTCCTTGCAATCTTTTGTTGCAAAGCAAACTGCTGTGATGGGTAAAGTATTTTCGGCATCTATTTTACAGGTGGCAAATTATAATCTCCTTGTTGTTGAGCATCTCTAGGGTCTTGTAACATAGTCAACTCATCTATAGGCAAGTAACCTGCTGGGATAAATATTTCATCCATTTCAGCTCCTTCCATAGTATCATAACGCATAGCTGCTCTCTTTTCGTTTGGAGTAATCCACCAAGATTGTGAAAGGATAGCACTAAGCTCTTTCATATCCTCTTGTAACTCTGGGAATACTGTCAAATCAAAATCGATATAGTAACCTTGACCAATTTCAGTTGCAAAGAATCTATTAAACGCATCACGAAGAGCTACTAACTCAGGAAGGACTACTTGAGTCAACATTTCCTTCTTAGCTTCCTTCATGTTGTTATAAGTCTTATTATCAGGATCGTTAAACAACGCAGAGTTCACTCCATAAACATTACAAAGTTCTCTAAGTGTTACTTTCTCTGATTCTAATAACTGCAAGTCAATAGGACTTAAACCCATGTTAATCCAATTCAACTTAGCACCTGCAATCAAAATCTTACCAGCATTCTTTAAGATACCAGCTTGAGTTTTTGTTCCGTACTGATTGTAGAAATCTTCTTTAAGCTTTCCTGCCGCCTCAGGTCCGAAATCATTTGATTCATCCGCAGACAAGATACCTTTAGGTCCTTGATTCTGTAACATACCTACCGATGTATCTTTTGCATCGTTAGAACGCTGTACAGTTCTATATGCCGCTTGTAAAGGACTCAAGCCGTAAAGCTGTTGTCCATTAGTGTCAAAGTAAGGGTTGAAGTATTTTAGATGGATTACGTCTTTCGCATCTAATTGATCCCATCCAACTAGCGTAAAAGAATAACCTTCAACCCCATTTATTGTACCATCAGAAATAATGGCAACGTATTGAGATGGGAGTGTAACAAGTTCTGCAACCTTACCATTGGATAATCTATTCGCCCAAATGTAAGTGTTACCAGTAATTAGTTTATAACCTACAGCACTCTCGATAAATTCAGAGAATGATTGATATTCATTTGGTTTTTCTAGCAAGTTATTTAAATCAGAATCAGCAATTTCAGCAACTGCCTTTACACGAACTAACTCTGCTTTAGCAATATCTGCGGTTGACGTTGCATTCGCTAACATTGATTTGTATCTATTCAATTCTTTTTTGTTCTTTACTTGATAAACATAGAAAGGAACAGTAGAAATAGTTTTAGAGATACGTTTGATGATAGCATATACCTCACTATTGTTTTTATAGTCAAGTACAAATTTTTGCTGGTCTAATTCTGGATAAAGTGTTCTTCCGCCAATCAATCCACCGAAATCAGTAAAAGGATTGTTAAAAGTCACCTTTGGAGCTGCCTTCTGTTGAAAAGGGTTAGCTGCCTTTAGTATGTCCGTTAAATTCACGCTATATATTATTTTTACAAAAGTAACAAATTTTTATGCTATACAACCCACCCTCTTTTAGGTTTCGCATATTTTGTGTATATGGCATACCTCATAGAGTCCATTAAGTGATCTCTAAACTTCACAGGTTCATCAAGTGTATTGCCATCCGCATCGGTCTTCCACTTGTAATTTTTAATCTCATCAAGCAAATCTAAAGACTCCGACCTGATATGCAAAGGAAATGATTTTACCTTGTTGATTCCTGCATAAACATCCTTCACAGCACTCTTCAAGTTAAATCCTGCCTTATTCACCTCCGCAATAGTTTTTGGTTCAGCAGGGTCAGCAAATATCTCCGAGTTCCTATCAAGCCCTAAAGAACGCATCCTGTCGATTAGTAAAGCGGTTGACATTTTAGTATCGTAGATTAATTGGTCGACAAATAACTCGCCATCAAAGTTCTTGACCCTAACAAGGGCTGTTTGGTTGTTAAATCCAAAGTCAAGTCCGTAAAACGTATCTCCGCCATCAGGGAAGTTCCTTCTACGCTTCCAATGCGTATAAATGGTCGCTTGAGATATTGCTCTCTCCCCTAAACCATAAACTCGCCAATATTCATGGTCGGCTGCTTTAAGCCTCTCAATCTCCTCAATGATGCCTTTTTCTAAAAAAGGGTTGTCTAGGTAAGTCGTAATCGTAAAGTCAGCATCTTCTCTCGGAACAACCTTATCGTAAATCCAGGAGTAGTAATCGGAAGGGTTATAGTCAATTACTATCTTTTCGGTTGTACGAAGGGACAACTGCATCCAAGATTCGTAGTTTACCTCATTCGCCTCGTTTATAAATAGATAATTACGCTTTCGACCTCTAATCTTCTGCGGTTGGTCAGTAGAAACGAACTCTACGACATTCCCACCCAAAAAGTAGATGTTTTCGGTCTTATTGTGTTTCTCCTCGCTATAAAGCCCATACTTAGACAAAATCTCAATAAAGTCACGCATTACCGAACCTTTGATGGATGGTAACGAGCTACGACATATTGTCAGCGTCTTTCCTTTCTCTTGAAGCAGTTTTACGATAAACCATGTAAGTACATTGTATGTCTTACCTGATCTCGTTCCTCCTTGCATGATGGAAATTCTCTTAGTAGAGTTTTGCAGTATTTCGAAGACTACGTTTGTGGTGACGTTCATAGGAAAAATTTTAAAAAATAGGTATAAAGTTTACTAATAGAAAACTTTTGGTTTTATAGAAAGGTAGGGGTCGTACTATTCGTAGTAGTCGTAGTTAGTACGAATGCTACGAGTGCTACGAGGCACTACGAGTTTTAGTTCATCTTTTCACTTTGCTATTTTAAGCCCCATTTAAGCCTTTCAATTCCAAAGTGGACACATAGTACTACACATAGGGTTAAAAGCCGTAAAATCGCCTTAAAATGCGAAATAGAGGCATTGTAGCTACTCCTCATACTCACCATCTTCATTAATATCTAATAATTCGCCTTTATCATGGTTATAAAGTGGGATTTCATCACTTTCCCCTGCCTTGTAAGCAGGTACGACCATTCCTGGCTCTGTTTGCGTATCAAAGTTGATTATCTCACCTTCAGGTAACGCTTTGTGCTCATCTCCGTCTATCTGTTTCATAATATCTTCAATTTGATTCGGTTTAACTACGTTGACTGTAATTTGCTTAACCACATCTCCTTCGTGAGCAACCTCAGTCTTTTCGATATATCCTCTTCTCTTGCCTCTAGTCTTCAGTAAGAACATGGTAGCTAAGGTATCACCCCTAGCAATCCTCTCCATTAGCTTTTGTTCGCCAAAGTCAAGCATTATCTCCTCAGGCTCGATTTCAGCTAATCTCTTAGCAAACTCAGGATCATCCTTCAACCAAGTCTTATACTGCGTTCTACCGACTCCAGATGCCTCACATGATATGGTGATATTGCCAAAGTTATCCTTATAGGCGATAATAAAAGCCTCTTTAGCTATTTCTTTGAATTGTGCGTTCATATTATCTATTCTTTGTTGGTGTGCGTATTGAAATAATGCTAGTAACCTTCTTCTCCAGGTTATCATAACCTAACCACTTGCCACAATTGGTGCATTCAAACTGAGTTTCCTTTACTTGACTAAACCACACGTATCCTTCGGTTACAGTACCACATTTACACGTGTAATCCTTTTTACCATAAGTATCTTTCATAGTTTTAGTTATTTCTTTGGTTTCGGTTTGCATCTATACATAGATAGAGTTCTTGGGTTCTTCCTATTCTGCTTCTTAGCTAATTCAGCTCTCAAGTACTGCTTAGGCTTCTCAGGCACTTCCTCAACAACCTTTAGCGTTCCTTTTACTGGAAAAGGTATATTAAGGCTGCTCATTGCACCTTTATCAACTCCATTCTTATATCTCAAGTCTAATTTACGTTCAGTCATATCAAATGTTTAAAAATGTTAAAATCATTGTTTTATATCAGAATATTGGGGGGCACAAGGGGTCTACCCTATCGGTTACGCTAAAAAAGAGGGTAGGGGGTCTGTCACTTAACATAATATATATTATATGCTGTTGCTCTACCCTATTTGGTCGGATCATTTTGGCTAGTTTGGTCGGTCAAAGTTAGGGATAATATTTAATGATTGTTAGGTCACTCAAACGGGAAAAGTAAAACTCACTCAAAGTATTATATTAATACATACTCACTAATTAAATTATAAAGTACTTATATTATTATAATACTCTTATATTATTAATATAATATTAAATTATTAATTGAACAATGGATACTATAATACTTACTAATTGTATATCCATTCAACTAATACCAAATAAACTATTTTAAATATTTTTACAATTATTTATATTTATTTGCATTTTGTATTGATATAAATACTATATTCGTTTTGTCAATGAGACACAAAACAATAACAAAAACACTTAAACAATTAAAAATCAATCAGTTATGCAAACAATCACACTTAAAAATGATTATCAGGTAACTCAATTACTACAATCTATTGCGTCCAATATTATAGATTGGAAAGCCAATACAGGTGAGTCAAAAGCGAAAGCAATGATATTAAAAGACCTTTTAGATTTGGCTATTAATATTGAAAAGCAAACAGGCGTTAATGCTTATCAAGAAACAAGTATTAAAAGTCTTTTTCTTGACGTTTATTATTCTAACACTATTGAACAAGATATTTAACCTTTAAACCTAAACACAATGCAAACACTTTCAAACATGCTTTTAATAGCTGAATTAGTTTTATTTAGCTTATTCATGGCAAACGTTGGTAAACTTTTAATTCACCTTTTAATCGATAACAATGCAAACAATTAGCCTATTTGAATTTATCGCCTTATTTATTGGCGGTATCTTAGTTTATACCCTTGCTTTAACTATTTGGCAAGAGTTAACCAATTATAAAAAATAATCTATAACACTACAAACAAAACACAATGAGAACAAAATTTAACAACAGCGAATTGACACACGTTTGGGCAAATCAAACTCAAACACATGGTAAAGGCTCAAATATGTTTTTTGAGTACGATAGTATTTATTCGTATGGCTATCATTTTAAACTAGCTCAACACGTAACAAACAAAGACGGCAAAAAGTGCGTATTTTTTAATGATAGGCACTATTCAAACTCAACAAGTAAACAGCAAACACTTGTTTGGCGATCAATACCCGCAAACGTTGAATTTTTCAAGGTACAAAGTTTTTTTAATGATATCGAAACGTCAACGACAGCACATCTAGAAAATTTAAAAAGCTATTTAGAATATGCAAAAGAGGCTCAACAAAAGGCAATAAAAGCCACTAAATTAAAAAACGGATACATAGAACAGGCAAAAATTGCAATTGACATTTTTGAAAAGTATGTATCTTTTTTTGATTTAAGTGCGTTTTTATGGGAGTATAAAACCCTACAAAATAGATACAACGAGCTAACCAATTGGATATTTGAATACCAAAACTCGGAGGAGTTCAAAACATGGCAAATAAGAAAAGACGAGAACCAAAGAAAAGCCGAGCAAAAGCGACTAGAAAAGGCAAAAGACGACATTTTAGAATTTAGGGCGTTTAAAGTTTCGTCAATTTATAACTTAGGTCAGTATTTTTTAAGATATAACAAAGAAACGGACAAAGTAGAAACAAGCGGAGGCGTTAAAATGTCTAAAAATGTTTTTTTATTGGCTTATCAACGTCTAAAAGATAACACTTTGCAAATTGGTCAACACGTTGGCGACTTTACTTATAACGGCTTTAAAGACGGCTTTTTATCGGTTGGTTGCCATAAAATTAGTATTGACGAGGTTGAAAATTTGATCCCTGAATTAGGTTAACTGACGAGGCTTGATATTAGCCGAAATAGCCTCTTTTTAGGGGCTATATTAACCAAAACAAAAGATAATGTTTACACATATTAACAACGACACAAACGGTAACCCTCGTTTTGTTGTTCATTATTTGCAATTAGCTGACACTTACGCAAGAGCTCTTTTTTTATCTCGTCAATTAGGAGGGCGTAAGTTTCACAATAAGCAATATGGGGGAGGTATTGCGTTTCAATCTTACAATACCGACCAATTAGCCCAAAGGATAGCAAAAATAAAAGAGGCGGAATATTTGGCAAAATAAGCCGTTTTTAGCCACTTTCTTTGCGGTTGATATCTTTATATTATCCAAATAAGATAAGCTAAATTTAAGCCTTAAAAGTGCCTTAAAATGCCTTTTAGCTATGCCTTGCCCTTACATATCGGCAAAAGCTAGTTAAATGTGCAACTACTTTTCAGTTGCAGACAAAAATCTGCCAAAAACCCTATGCAAAAACTCCCCAAAAAACCCACAAAAATCTGGGGCAAAAATCTTTTGTATGGACAAAAACTTTTGCAAACCTTTAACAATATTTTAACAAAAAACTTTCAAATATTTACAAAAACTTCCTAATTTTACATTCTACAACCAAAACAAAAAACCCATGCACGAATTAATCACACTCAGTTATCAGATGAAGTGCGGTATTACTGGCACAATCATCGACAAAGGCGAACAAGCCTATTACAACCATCAGACAAAAACCTGTATTCATCCATTAGAATATGAGAAGAATATGAGCCAAGTCAAGATAGGTGATCCAAAAACCTATTTTACTAGACACCAAAAACTTAACAAATAAAACATACAACACATGAAATTCGAATTCGTAGCCGAAACCGACCAATTACTTAACGACACTATCTATTTTACAAAGCAAGATGGTGTATTTATCAGTGGAACGATTAGCACTAAAAAAGAGGTAGCTTATGCCATCTTTGAGAAGCTTAGTCAAGGTCTACCACTCAGAACATCAGAAGTCCTAGAAACAAAAATCTATCCAAAACCCTCAGAAGAGGAATAAAACCAAAACCAATGTTGAAACTAACCCTAGAACAAAAGAAAAAAGGTATCAAAGAAGAGTTTACCTATGTAAACAGTAATGGAAGAATGTCAAAACAATACACCTACAAAGGGATGTATATAACATGGGATAATCAAATCCTACATGGCAAATGGTATTACTGGAGAGCAAGTTATTACGCTTCTTTAGATGCAGCAGTTCAAGGAGTAGACAGACATATCAATCACTTTAAAACTAAATAAACAAATGCAAGAAATCACAGACTACAAAAGCCTATTTAAGTATGGCGACATGAAAAAGATTATGGAGATTACAGGCTATAGTCGTTATGTTATTGAAACAAGACTTAAGAACAATGATTATGAAATGACCGAGCTAATAAAAACCTTCTATAACAAAAAACTAGAACTACTTAAAAACCAAATCAATGATTACAGCGAAATTTAGAACACCAAGACAAAACTTACTAAAGAAAAAACCTTTGTTTGTAGATCAGGACATCGTAAACAACTTAGTCAACAAGGTAGCTAAAGCTTGTAATTTAGATGCTAAGATAATCACTAAGAAAGGTAGATATAGACCTCAAGTACTTGCTCGTAATATGTGCTTCTATATCCTTCATGTACACTACAAGCAAAAAGCCGCCCAAATAGCTCCTTATTTCCATAGAGATAGGACTACAGTGCTACATGGCATAAACACCTTTGTAAATGACGTAGAAGTTGTGCCATACTATATGGAGCAATACACACAAGTTAGAAGTAAGATTAAGATACCAAAACTATATTCAGAAAACTATTAAAACAAACACTATGCTATCAACATTCGCACACATGAACGAAGTAGACAAAAAAATCTTTGTCGCTAAGATTATCCACAACATGAACTACAGCCAATCAAGTTTTGAAACTATGGAAGCTATGGTCAGAATGTGGGAACAATATCCAATCAAAAAAGCAACTTTTTTTACACAACAAAATCAATTAACACATGGAACTGCAAACAACTAACAACGAAATTCAAGCACCCAGTTACCACATGGTAAACAAGGACTCTATGCTTTCTTTATCTAACGAGCTTAAAAGATTCGTTAAAGAAGCACACTTAGTATCTAACATCAAGGGTAAGGATTATTGTAATGTAGAAGCATGGCAGATGGCTGGAGCTTCATTAGGGTTATTCCCTATCATTACAAGCGTACAAGACTTATCTAAGGAAGGAGAAATTAAGTACATGGCTACTTGCGAAGTTAGATCGTACCAAGACAATAAGTTGGTATCAGTAGGTATCGCAATATGCTCTAACAAAGAGGGTAGCAAAAAATTCTTTGATGAGTATGCAATCTTATCTATGGCACAAACTAGAGCTGTTGGTAAAGCATTCCGTAATCAGTTAGCATGGTTGATGAAAGCTGCTGGATTCGAGGCTACACCTGCTGAAGAGATGGATTTCGTACATGAAGAGCCGAAAAAAACCTCTAAGCCAGTACAAGAGGTTGTAGCTGAAATCTTACAAGACGAGCCTACAAGAGAAGAGATCATGATGGAAGTAGCTAAGTGTACTAAGGTTAAGCAATTGACTGACACATACTTTACTTACAAGCAATCATTTGATTCTGATGAAACATTGATGAAGGTATTAAAATTGAAAAAAGAAAACTTAAAATAATATGAACCTAACATTATTACCCAAAGTAGAACTTGCTTCTATTGAGCCTAACAAATTTGCTATTGAGTTAATCAAGTCGCAGATAGTAGATCACTTTACACAAACAGGTGAGTCACCATTAGAACTACTGGTTAAGTCAGAGGCTGTTGTACAGCTTTTAGAAGGCATTAGAGCTGATTTAAAGGAGTTAGTATTAGATGAGCTTAGTAAGTATCCTGGAGGCAAGGCTGAGGTCTTAGGAAGCGAGATGGCTAAGTTTGAATCAGGTGTTAAGTATATCTATGACCAAGACTATACTTGGAGCAAGATGAATGACCAATTAGAGTCTATGAAGTTTGCTATCAAGGAAAGGGAAAAGATGCTTAGAACACTACCAACCTCTATGGTTGATCCTGAATCAGGCGAAATGGTACATCCAGCTCCTAGAATTAGCACTACAACCTTTAAGATTAACTTAAAGAAATAAAAACTTTGACCACCTCAAGATATTAAATATTTTTAACCAAGATAGTAATTAGGGAACTTGGGGTGGTTATTTTAAACTACAAACATGAAACAAACGATAATATTTTTATACGAGTTGGTAAAGTTTATAGTAATATCAATACCACTAGCAATATTTTTATTTGTAACATTAAGCATAATTAGTAAATTCAAGAAGATATGATGGAGATTGCAGGATTAGAGAACTCAGTACCAGTGAGGATGATTTATGTTGACGACAAAAGTGAAGTATTGTTTAAATCTTTAGCTCATGCAGCAAGGAATACAAGGATCACACAAGACGCAATAAAGAAGTCACTTAATCCGTTACTGAAGCGTAGATTTAAGCACAATGAAAGAGATGTGATATTTAGGATAGTTAAGACAAATTAGTATATTTGTCAATGCAAACCGTACTTTGCAGTTAAAACTTATTGCCCGAAGAGGCGTGGGGGTGTACGGACTCCCGCAAATCTGAGGGCTTTTTTATTTTATGAATACAGGAATGATTGTTAAGAGCAGATCTGCTGAAAAGTTTACTGCCATCGACAACGAGATTATTAGGAATGTCGAATTAACATTAGAGGAGAGAGGATTATTAATTTACTTACTAAGCATGAGGCATGATTGGGTAGTTTATAAAACTAACTTACATGAACGATTAGGATGCAGTAAGGGGCAATTAGACAGAGTTTTTAAGGGATTACAAACCAAGAACTATATTTTGTCAGTAAAGGTGATAAACGAGCTTGGAAGGTTTACTGGATGGAATCATGTAGTATATGATACACCAGCAATCCGAGATGAGAAATCACCGAGTTCAATAAATGCCGAAGTCGGTGAAAGTGCCCCTATAAGTAATACTAATACAATTAATAGTAAATTAAATTATAAGAAGACTAAGTTTATAAGACCAACAGCTAATGAGATAGACTTATATGCTAAAGAAATAGGTTTTTTAACTCTTGATCCTTCTTATTTTATAGACCATTATGAATCTAATGGTTGGTTAATAGGTAAAAACCCTATGAAAGATTGGAAGGCTACTGTAAGAACTTGGAAAAGGAATAGTTCCAAATTTAATACTACTAACGTACCTACAAACAAAATAACTACACAAATAAAACTTAAATAACATGACACCAATTGGAACACTTGGCAAAATTAAAATTACAGAAAATGGCATGATTGCCAATGTGAATTTAGATAATTCATATAGAAGTGATTTAATGATAAAACTATTTCAATTAGAAGATAGACAATTTAAACTTGAATTTAAATATACTGACTTACAAAGAGTTAGAGAAGAATTATTTTCTATGGGATATACTCATCTAGATAAAGATATTTTAAGAGTACAAAAAAAGATTGAAGCGGAGATTAAATTTATTAAGAGAGTAATGAAAAAATTAGTTTTATGATAGCTATAAACCTACCAAAAGCCTTAGATATTGAATCTAACATACTTGGGGCATTGCTTTTAGACAAAAGGACTATCCCATTGGTTATAGGTCATCTAAAAACTGACATATTCTACGATCTAAAGCACCAAAAAATCTTTAACGCTATTAAGGAAATGTATGATAGTAACATATCTATAGACCTTACTACTGTAGCTCAAAAACTCTCCCAAGATGAGGACATAATAAGAGAAGGTGGTGCTTACTACTTATCAAAGTTAACTGATAATGTAACTTCTACTTTACATATTAATACCCATATTGAGATTGTTATTGAGATGTATAAGAAGCGTGAAGCCTATAAAGCACTTAAAATAGCTGAGAATAGTTGTTTAGACAACGATAGTCAATCTATAGATTTACTTTCTGACCTAAATAGTCAACTTATAGGTTTACTTGAATATGGTAATTTATACGAAAAAAGCATAACTGACGTAGTTATGGCGATCAACTTTGCTAGAGATTTAGCAAGTAATGGTGAACTTTTAGGATTTAATACAGGATTCCAAGAGTTAAACCAAACGATAGCAGGATGGTGTAAGCCTGACCTATGTATTATAGCTGCAAGACCAGGAGCAGGTAAGACAGCAATGATGCTTTCAAGTGTTTACCACTTAGCTATCCTAAATAACGTTCCTACGGCTATTTTTAGCCTTGAAATGAGCTCCGAGCAGCTTGTTGAAAGGTTAGAGTCAATAACGAGTCAAGTGCCCTTAAAACGCCTTAGAACGAATAATTTGAATGACTATGAACGTAAGCTACTTTTAAAGACAGATGATAAGATAATCACAGCACCCATCTACATAGAAGATACTGGAGGAATCAGTATCTCACAACTCAGAGCTAAGGCTACTATTCTAAAGCAGAAGTATGGTATTAAGGTAATATTCCTAGACTATCTTCAGCTTATGAGTGGACAAGGCAAACAAAACCAAAACCGAGAGCAGGAAGTAAGTTTTATAAGCAGAAGCCTTAAGGCCTTAGCCAAAGAGTTGGAAGTACCTATTATTGCTTTATCGCAGTTATCTAGAAAGGTTGAAGAAAGGGCTGATAAGCTACCAATGTTGTCTGATCTTAGAGAGTCAGGTAGTATTGAACAAGATAGCGACATAGTAATTATGTTAATGAGACCATCTTATTACGAAATGAAAGAGCCTGTAGAGATTGGTGGTAAAGAGTACAATCCAGATGACCTAGTGATTGTTAAGGTAGAGAAGAATCGTCATGGCAAGACAGGAAACTTAGCAGTTAGATTTATTGGAGAAACAACCACATTTGAAGACTATAAACTATAAACTATGAAGCAAAAATTTATCGAGGTAGAAGTAATAGAAGGTGAAGACCTTAACATTGAGAACATGAAGCAACGCATCATAACTAGAGCATGGTATGATACTGCTAGATTTCATGACTTAAAAGATATAGCAGTTGGTATAGGCGTAGGAACTAAAACACTTTACTTTTACGCTAAGAAACTAAAACTACCTAAGAGAAGTGGACTTAAATAGGAACTATAAGAATACTCGTAAGTTCGACATAGAACAAGCTAAGGCTAAAGATGGCACTTACCAGGCATTGTTATTGTTCGCTAGGAACACAAAAATCCTCGTTATACAACAACCAAAAGCACTCAAGCAAAAATTCATGTGGCTTGAATATGAGAATAATGGTAAGCCTAGTGGCATAGCAGACACAAGAGTAGAGTTCTTTGCTATTAACTTTGACCTTAAAGATAGAATCTACTTTATAAGAGCTGAGATGCTTAGAATAAAGGCAAGAAGACACTTTAAATGGGGTAAAACTAAGATAGTCGAGGGCATAAGATATGTAAAAGTTCCAACTGTGGAGATGATACGTTTCGATTAATTGATGTAATTTCGTTTATATGACATACAAAACAGCAAGTGACTTAACCAAGATGATGCTAGAATATTTAGATAGTTTAGGTTATGAAGTATGGAGGAATAATAACCTAGCAGTTAAGGGAAGGTCTTTCATTGGTAAGAAAGGTTTACCTGACATCATTGGTTACCATAAGAACTATGGTCAGTTCATTGCTTGTGAGATAAAAGCTATAGGTGATAGATTAAGTGTATCACAGATAGAGTTCTTAACTCACTTAGGTATGTGCGGTGGCACATCTATTGTATGTCAACAAGTATCAGACGGAACAATTAATTTAACAATATTTTTAGACAATGGCGAAAGCAAAATCAGCATCTGGGATGACCAAAAAGGTCAATTTTGGGAAGAGAAGGTTGGGTAAGGCAAAGAAAAGAAACGGACCTAAAGACAAAAATGTAAAACAATACCGAAGACAAGGTAGATAAAAACAACAATTATGGAAAATTTAGAGTTAGAAAACAAGGCAGAAAAAGTATCTAAGACGACTACAAAAGAAGTTAAGGTTACTGTAGTTCCTAAGGAAAGCAAGTTTGTAACTGCTGAAACTATTAAGTTAGTAGAAGACATCTTAAATGATGGCACAGTAGATATCAAATGGAGAGCACAACTTAAAGAACAAGTAAGAAAATACAAAGGGCATGGAGAATAAGTATGACACTATAGTCGAGTCTGTTATTACGAAGTATAAAGATAGAGCTAACATTGGCTTTACTAAATACGGAACTAATCTAGACAGAACTGACTTAAACACTAAAGAATGGGCTGAGCATTTACAGCAAGAACTTATGGACGCTGTATTATACTTAGAGAAATTCAAAGAAGGAATTAAAAATAGTTTATAAACCAAAACATCAAAATATGCGACACGTTTCAAAAGCACTAGCTAAGTATCAAGTAAATGAAGAAGTAAATTCTTTTATTACTATACAAAATGAAGAAGATATTAAAGGTATAGCACCAATAGTTAGTTTTACAATTCAATCAGACCCAATTGGAGAAGTAGGTGTTAATGGTGTACAAGCCTTAGATTTATTAAAGTACACAAAATACTTATTTGAAAGTTTAAATGAATCATTTCCTTGCAGAGAAAATGCTTTAACAATAACAAAAATTGAAGAAGCAATACATTGGCAAGATGCTCGTACAAAAGATAGACAAAAAAGACTAGTAGAAGGCACAAATAACAAATAAAATAATCAAAACAAAAATAACATGGCAACACAAAAAGAGAACTTCTTAGGAAGATGTTTCACACTTAGATCAGCTTACGGATCATTCAGAAAAGTATCATTCGGTCCAGAGGACTTAAAGAAACTAAACGAGTTCGCAGCATCTAACAAAGGATGGTGTTCTATCCTTATCAAAGACAAAAAGAACGCAGGACCTGAACAAAGTGATTTCTATTGCGAAATGGATACATTTAAAGCAGGTGATTATAAACCAAGTGGCAAAAGTTTGCCATTTTAATCTATCGACATGAAAATATATAAAGATATTTTAATCAACTTATCACTTTTATTAGTAGGTTTGTATCTACCGTTTGCTTTCATTATCAATAAGTATAACCCAACAATGTGGGCTTGGTATGAAAGAGCATTATACGTTATAGCTGTAGCAGTAACTATCGGTTACGGAGCTAATCAGTATAACAAAAAGTAGTATGTTTTGTTTGTAGTTTAATAGTTAGACGCTGCTATTCTTAGTAGCGTCTTTTTTATGTATCAAATTGACTTATATCAATAAAACATAAGTCAAAAAGTAGTAGTTTTACTACCTTTTATGATCGATAAATGAACTTTATATGAGCGATAAAAAACCCCCAGATTTTACCTGAGGGTTAACCAAAACTACACACAATCACACACCACACATGAGAGCTATTTTAATTATGACTATTTCTAGTGTCATAAAACTTTGTCAATACTGATCCGTAAAGGACTGCTTGATACCTTGTAGTAAAACTATCCATAGATTCGTTTACATAGAAGTAATCCTCATTGGACATATATACAAAACACCTATCACTATTTTCTTCATCAGCCGTTACACTCGCCACCTGATAGATGTTGATATAAGCATCCGATTCCTCAGAATTATCCTGGAAATCATAGCTTTCATCTTCCTCTTCGGTCAGTTGTATGATGTGCATTAACATTTGTGATACTATTTTTAAGTACAGTAAGTCGTAATTCCTTTACAATCAACTCAAGCCTAGCTTCTAAATGAGTCTTTTCTTTCATTAATTGGTTAATCTTAACGTCTACTTCTCTGTTCATACAAATTTACGATTTAATTCTAATGGAAATAAAAAGTGCATACCCCATTGACAACCAATGCAATACACACTTTCTTTATATTTACTAGACTATAGTTACTTTCTAGGTAACCTAATAATCTTACTGCCTAGAGGCATCGGAACAAATATAGCAACTCTTCCGCCATCTAGAACAACTCCACAACCTAATGTGGGTCTTTTGGGGAAAGGTCGTGAATACTCCATAGCATAGGCATCAATATCGATACCACAGCCTACATTCATACCGAATATCATATCCTTATCAGATGAACTATAAAGAACACCTCCAAAGCTATGTATATGACCTATTACTGTTGATTGTCGAGCATCTCTTGCTCTATTGATTGCACCTGCTTGTCCTGATGATCCTGTACCATGAGTGTATAGAACACCGTCTATTTCCCATTCTAAAGCCCATTTCCAGCCTTTAGGAGCATCCCAAGCTTGTTCATAGGACTTGATAAAACGTTCTGGTAAACCGCTTGTTTGAGCCTTTCTTTTATGAAGGGCTGAGTGGTTACCAATACATACTTTTACGTTAGGGAATTGTTTGTACCATTTATACATAGCAGCTTGTGCTAAGTCTGCTTCTCTACCTGCTCCATGTCCGTCAGGTTTAGATTCGTGATAACTGATGGCATGATTGTCAACTTCATCTCCAATGTGTACAACCTCAGAACATTGAAACTTATTCGCTACTTCATAGCAAAAAGCTTTATATCCAGGATGACAGAATGGTTCATGAGTGTCGCCTATTACTAGGACATTTTTCTTGCTCATTATATGTGGTTTTGGTTTTGGTCTATTTTACTAACTTCTCGTTACCCTTATAAGTAACATAGTTAGTTCTTCCGCCTGTTTTATCTTTAGCAATCAATATTTCTTGCTTTAGATTATTAGCATCATAAGCTACATGAACCCATCCTAATTTACCATCCTTTGGAAACTCTGCTATTAACTGCTTAAATTTAAGATTGTCTTTGATATAGTGAAATATATCATTGTTTGTATATGTACTACCTGAACCATCTTGGTCTATATCTGCCGCACAACCAAAACTATGATCTGATTTTAACGCACCACCTATGAAGTGATTAAGCATCTTTGACCTGTAACCACTAGATAACGTAATAGGACCAAACTTCATTCTGATTGGTTCTAATACTTTTTCACATAGTACTTTAATGTTTTCAATGTGTTCAGGAGTTGGCTCGTTAGATACTCCATGTCTTTTTGCTGATTCACTACGAGTAAACTCTATAAGTGAAAAATGTGCTGTTAATTTCATCTTAAATAATTTGATTTACAAAATATGCTAATCCCGACAACCATAATAGGAAGCCAATCGTTAATATTATTTTTTCGCTTTTAGGCATCTTTCTTAAATATTTTCTCTACTGAGGTTAAACCTAAGCAACCGAACGCTAACAAAGCTACTGATTCTACAAGAATCGTACTTGGAGCTATATGCTCTTCACTAAAACTATTGTGATACATAGTAACACACAATGTAATTACACATAACAATCCACATAAACGCTTCATGCTGAATCTACCGCTATCTTCTTGGAAAAACTGTTTCATATTATTTAATTTTTATTAATGCTAATGCTACAAACAAAAGCAAAGTCCATAATCTATTTATACCTTGTTCTTGTTCAAACTTTTCTTTAAACTCTGGATCAATTGTTGAGCTAGATTTAATATTTTGGATATGAAATCTGTAAATATTGACTGAATCTTCTTTACTGCGTAGTTTACTATTTGTTGTAACATATAAATTGTTTTTAAGTGATAACGAGTCCTTATAAGCGATTATTGTATCGTTATAGGACTTATATAATTTGTTGATGGTATCTGCTTGACCAATGGTCATTATAACAACAGAATCACCCTTAATCTTTTTTGTAGTGGGATATTGGGAGTAGCTTGAAACTGACAGCAGTATCATTGCTAACACTATCCAAAGTTGCTTTAACTTCATTTAGTTCGGTTTTTAGTGTTGTTATCTCTTGCTTAATTTCAGCAAACTTGCTTACGGTAGAAGTTACTATAGCTTCTTTAGCCTGATCAGCTTTAACTTGAACAGCTTTGTTCTTAGTCATTGTGCTATTAAACTCAGTCATAAATTGCTCGAACTCTTTATCTTCAGTTACTGCCTTATCTTCTTTTTTAGCTGTAACATTTATAGTAGTTGCTGTAACTGTTAGAAAACCAAATATCAAAAGAATAGATTTCATTGCCTTTTATTTAACTGTTGATTTAATAGCTCCCATAGCATCTAAGGTTTCAAGCTTAGTTGTAGTAGAACTTAATGCTGTTTTACACTCAATTAAAGCCTGAGTCTTTAGGCTATCCTTATACTCAAGATTAGTAATCCTAGCGTCCTGAGAGTTAATTTGATTGTTGAAGTTGCCTCTAATGTCTACATAAAGAACAGTTATACCGATTATAACTAGGAACATAGTTCCTTTGATTGGGTCTTTACTAAACTGAGAAAAGCTAATCGGTAGAGGATTAGCACTTACATTAACGTCTTTTTTAGCTGCCATTTACTTACTTTTTACCTATTTTAAAATATACACTACCTGAGTAGCCTATATTAAAGTTTTTATTAATATTTACATTAAGACCTATTAGAGCCTTATTTTTGGCATTAAGCATGATTCCAGGACTTAGTACTTCTAAGCCATTAGACTCGCTTAAATCGCCTCTAAAGCCCAAATAAAGGGTATTCTTAGCTTTAGCTGCCTTAGTAATGGTGGTAAGTATGGTTTTTTCGGTTATTTTAGCCTCAAATCCCCTTGATTGGATCTTATTTTGGCTTATAGTGTCGTTGATGACAAAGGTATTAGAATCTACCTTAATGGTGTCAGAATACGCATATATACGCATGTAATCGTTTACTATGCGTACAGTATCATGTACCAAATAACGTACAGAATCATGTACGGTATCTGTAGCTATTATAACATAAGGAATATCTTTTCCTTGTTTCCACCTGGTGGACACTTTTGTTTGATACACAGTATCGGTCTTTACAGACTCTATAACAGCACTTGAGCTATGGCATGACTCATATAGCCACACCATAGCAAAGAAACAAAGGATAATGATTAAATAGTCCTTAATATGCTTCATTATTCAGCAGTTTCAATAGCTTCTTCAACAATTGGCTCTGGTACAGGAGGCACATAATCACCTGTGATTGTTAAGTTAAGTTTAGCAGCTAACCAATCCCAAGCATAAACATTAGCATCAGTAGCACTATTGTAACTAACATAATCAGCACCATTCATATCAACAGTTCCATTTACTAAAGGAGATATATTAATGTCTACTTGTTCAAATAATTGATAGTAAAAAGTTGCATTGTCTACAAGATTGTCTGAATTAACTTGAGAATATAACACAGTTGCTTGTTTTGACTCTCCATTTATCCATATGGTTAGTGGATTAATTGTTTTCATTTTATATTTTTTTTATTGTAATTGATAAGACCTAACGTTTCCATCTTGTTGTATTAATGCAGTTGCGCCTACTGCTATTGTTATGCTTGATACAGCTGTTGCGGAATTATTTATAATATTAGTACCACTAAAAGCATTTAAAGTAAGTACACCTGTACCTGCATTTTTAATCCAAAACATTTGATTTGTTCCACTTGGATTAGGTAATGTCCAACTTGCCGTACCTGTACCATTGTAAATCCAAGTAGTTGTAGCAGTTGTTATTGTTAATGTTGTACTTGTACTTGCACTTGCATTAGGACTAAATCCAAGAGTATATGTTGTTCCATTATTAATAAGACTAAATAATGAATTATCACCTGCACCATTAACATTTAATCTTGATGTTGTATTTATAATACCAGCCGATGTGATTCTCATTCGTTCGGAATTGCTTGTTCTTATACTAAAATCACTTGCACTTGTTGTTCCTACAAAAGAATCACTACTAACTCCACACTCAAGCATCACTGTTGTACCAGCAGGATTTGTTATTTTTACACCTTTCGTTCCATCTACTGCTGCATTTGCAACCCCTAAATGTAATAAAGCCGTTGGACTACTCGTTCCGATTCCAACGTTGCCATTTGAACCTTTAATAATCATTCTTGTAGTACCTGCAATATCTGAATCAAAAAATAAATCTCTATCATTAGCTGAATTATACCATCTTATTCTTGATTGATTATCTTGAACTTCAAAATCAAAGTTATTTGGAATCGTGCCTGTTCTTATTAAAGAAAGTTTAGTATTTGTATTACTTACTGTTGAAATAATATTCCCACCTGTATTTACACTACTTGAGAATGTAGCAGTACCACTTACTTGTAGTTTTGCACCATTATCTGATGTAGTATTTATTAATACATTACCACCAACACTTGGAGTACCACCTGTTAGTGTCATAATCATATTGCCATTAGTGTATAACATTATTGGTGAAGAACCTGTACTATAAACTAATGTAGCATTTGGTGAACTACCTAAATAAGAACCACTATTGTTGTTTTTACCAAAATATGTAGTTCCATCAGAATTTGTTACTTGTAAAAAAGCAGCACTTGTATTTGTAGAAGGTATAATACTTATTTGCCCATTTTCACCAGTTGTAATTGATTTTGATGAAGTTAAAAATCCTGTAATAGTACCACCACTAAGAGGCAATAAGCTACTTGTAGATATACCACTATCTGTTAAAATATTACCTGTTATATTAGCTATTGCCATTATTTATTATTTAAAAAGGGTTAGGCAAAATTACTGTTTTTGGATTGATTATGTTATCCAATTGAATATCTAGTTCAGCATCCAAAGCTTGTACATCTGTTCCTGCATCTAACCAACCTTCTACAATTTCTTGCGTAAGGTCTTCATAAGGAATAAATCCTTCTGTTGGAGGTGTTAAGCCTACGCATACAGGGATTTGAGTAGATGTATTACCATCTGTAATCATTCTATAAGCGTTTACTTGAATAACAACATCTGTTAAATTGTCTATCGCCTTAGCTGTTACCATTGAATCTTGTGGGATTACCCATTGAAAAGTTGCCATATTATATTGTTTTATTATACCATTGTTAGAGATTTCCAAGTACCACCACTATACACATACACACCTTCAGTACCATCAGTTTGATATACTATTAAGCCTGTTGCTGGTGATGCTATTGCAGCCCTTTGAGCAGCAGTCATTCTTGGTGGTAAGAAGCCTTGAGTAGTTGAATCTACTTGTACTTTAGCAGAAGCGTTTATTGATGAACCTGTACCAATACCAAAAGAACCTCCACTTGTTATTCTTGCTCTTTCTTGATTGGCACTTGTAATAAATAATAAATTCCCTGTTGTAGTATTTACAAAACGCATATCAGTACCTAATGCTGAAAATTGCCCAACGTATGCGCCATTTACAACAAAATCAACTCTAGGTATTAAAGAATTTGTTGCAAATTCCATTGCATATCCTGTGCCTGCTGCTCCTGCTGTATTTTGAAAAAAAACACTATTACCTGCAAATCTTGCAGTACCATTAACATCAAGTTTATATCCTGATAAAGTTGTCGTACCTATGTTTAATACTCCCGATAAAAAGTTAGCAGCCGTTCCTGCCATATACAAGTTCCATCTGTTAGTGCCACTTGGGATATTGCCGTAGAATCCATAGTTATTGGTTGCTCCTGTTAATGAACTATCTGCCAAATATCCAAATTGATTAGTAACTGTTGAACCTGCACCAAACGTACCTTGAAATGTTCTATAATGATATAAATTTGGAAGCGTAAATGTTGTTGCAGCAGTTGATGCAGATGATATAAAATAATTAGCTTGTCCTGTTACATCTGATTGTACTGCACCACTAGAAGAAATACCATAAGAGGTTGAACCACCTGTAATATTTTTTGCTACAGATAAATTAAATCCTGTTAAAGATGTTGTACCAATACCCACACTACCAAGTCTTGAAATTCTCATATACTCAGTAAGAGCAGAACCATTATAATTTAAAAATAATAAATCTGCACCACCATTAGCAGTGCTTGTAGTTATACTCCTAATCGCACTTGAAGAAACTGATGCATTAAATCCATTATCATTTACAAAATCCATTTGTACGCCTTGACCTGGACTTGCAGAAGCAGCAGATGAATTTGTTATTCTTAAACTTACTGACACTCCATTTGATGTTGATAATGCAGATTCTAATCTTGCATTAATAGAAGTTGTTCCAATTCCCACATTACCTGTAACCCTTGCAGTACCATTTACATCTAAAGTGAATCCCGATAATGTAGTTGTTCCTATGTTTAATACTCCTGCTAAATAATTAGCAGCAGTTCCATCCATATAGATATTCCATCTATTAGTACCTGCAGGTATTGAACCTTGAAAGCCATAGTTATTAGTTCCACCTGTTAATGTTGCAGATGCAAAGAAACCAACTTGATTCGTTACCGCTGAACCTGCACCAATTGTACTTGCAGTAGCAAAAAAGTGTCTATAATTAGTTAAAGTAAAAGCAGCGGCTTGTGTGCCTATTTCGTTATAATAACCAAAAGCAGTTGTAGTTACATCACTTTGAACTATACCTTGTTGTAATATACCATAAGCAGTTGTAGCACCTGTAATTGTTTTGCTTATTCTTAAATTAATTCCTGTCAAACTTGTAGTACCTATGCCTAATGAGCCTCCTAAATGGTTATTAGCAGTACCATTCATATACAAATTCCATCTATTAGCACCTGCAACTATATTACCATAAAATCCGTAATTGTTAGTAGCACCTGTAAGGTTTTCAACCCAATATCCCATTTGATTTGTTGCAGAACTACTTGCTCCAAATGAACCTTGAATAACAAGATAATGAATCAAACTTGTTGTTGTAGCACTTGCAGCTAAAGATACAGATGAACGAAATCCTGCACCATAGTTTGTAGAATCTGTTTGAATTGCACCATCAACCATTACAGAATGTGTACTTGTAGCACCTGTTAAGTTTTTAGTAATTCTTAAATTATATCCTGTTAATAAAGTACTACCTATTCCCAATGAACCTGCCATATAGTTATTAGCTGAACCATCCATATAGATGTTCCATCTATTTGTTCCTGCAGGTATATTACCAAAGAATCCAAAGTTACTTGAACCATTAGTTATTTGGTCTACATAAACACCATATTGATTTGAAACTGATGAACCTGCACCTAAAGTAGTTTGGTTTACACTTATATGTCTTAACTGATTTAAAGTGAATGCAGCAGCAGCAGTTGTAACTTGAACATTTAATCCAATAGCTGCACTTGTAACATCCGAATTAACTATACTACCTATATTCATTGCACCTGCTACAACTGTACCTGTTATATTTTTAGTTAAGTTTAAGTTGTAAGTTCCACCACCAAAAACAAAACTTGTAGTACCAATACCTAATGAACCTGCGATATGATTATTAGCAGTACCATCCATATATAGATTCCAACGATTTGTACCACTTGCTATCCTGCCTCTAAATCCATAATTTGTTGTTGCTCCTATTAAA